GCGGAAGATCGAGCCCTTGCGCTGATAGGCCTCGTGCACGCCGGCTTCGAACTCTTCAACGAAGGCGACGTCGATCGTCGGGTTTGCCATGGGGGACTCCGTCCGGATGATTGCTGATCACACGGGCAGACGGTTTGTCCCGGTCGGCGGGGAGTGCGAGTTGCTCAGGTATCTAATTAGATACCCGCTCGCATCGCTTGGTGGGGCCGCAGCCTTTCCCTGTTCTAGCGCCCCGCACCGTTCTTTGCCAAGGCGCGATAGCCGGCCCGCACGCGAGCCACGAAGCTGGGGTCGATCTGCTTGCCCCTCTCGCCGGTGTAGCGCGGGTCGTTCTGCATCTTGCGCAGCTCGTCGCGGGAGAGCGTTTCGCTGGGCACCACCGTGGTGTCGTCGCTGAGCTTGGGATGGCCCGACAGCTCCATCAGCTCCTCGATCGCCTTGATGGTGGCGGCGGTCGCCGGCAGCTTGGCGAAGGTGGCGTAGTTCTCGGCGTTGAGGCTGGCCCGCAGGAAGCCGTCGACGCGCTGGTGGCGCTGGTCGGCGAGCGGTCCCAGGAGCTTGGCCTGCTCGTCCCACTTGGGCAGCGAGGCGATCTGCTGGCTGACGTAGCCCCGCAGGTTGTCGTCGAACTCCTGCTGGGTCCAGTGGTTGGCGTGCGCCACGGTGCGCACGAAGTCCATCATCGGGTCGTCCTTGATGACCTGGACCTCACGGTCGCCGAGCACGAACTTCTCCATCACGACATAGTCGCCCGGCGTTGCCGGGGCAGCTTTCGCACGCTCCTCGTGGAAGGCCCGCTCGACCTCGGCGCGGACCTCCGTGCCTTTCCTCATCAGTGCCTTTTCGGCATCGCTGTAGGCCGAGGTGAGCTTGCCGTAGTCGGGCTTGCCGTCGACGAGGAACTTGTCGGGGACCTTGAAGGGGTTGGGCCCTTTGGCGGCTGCGGCTGCGGCGGCGGCGGCGGCTGCGGCGCCTTCGTCGCCTCCGCCCTTGCCGTCGCCAGCGCCTTTACCGTCGCTCTTGCCGTCGCCCGCGCCAGCGCCTCCCGCAGCGCCGCCGCCAGCGCCGCCCCCGCCAGTGCCGCCTTCGCCACCATTACCAGCACCGCCAGCGTCACTCGGAGCAAAGTAGATCCTGCTGCGCCAGTTCATGACTGCTCCTGGCCCGGCACCACATGGGGCGGCTTGCCGGCGTTGCTGTCGTCGCCCTCGCGGCGGGCGATCTGCATGTCGATCGCCGTGGTCGGGCAGGTGTAGCCCAGGGTGCGGGCGTCGACCTTGGTCTGCATCCGGGGGATGGTCCGGTAAGTCGCTGGACCACCCCCCAGTGGACGGGCGTCGCCGCTGGGTAAATTGGCATACTGCAGGTAGAGCGGATCGCGGCTGAGAAGGGGGATCATGACGGGTTGTTTCCTGCTCTGACTCGGGAAAGCATCAGGCCGACCAGCCAGCGCTGGCCCTCCATGTGCATCAGCTCGTGCGGGTCGACGTCGCCCAGGAAGGCGACATTCATGGTGATACCGCGCAGGTAGTTCGTAAAGCGGATGCCGTCGGGCGTGCCCAGCACACGGGCTGCGAGAATGTTGAGCTCGTGCTCGACGTCCTCGGGGTAGATCCGGCCGTCGAGGCCCTTCTTGCCGCTCGAGCGCGTCAGCGAGCGGCGCGTCGTCCGCCCGGTGATGAAGCCGGTATCGCTCACCCGCCGGCCGCCTCGGTGATCTGGCCCTGCAGGTCGGCGGCGCCTTCCGGCCCGCCCGGTGCAACCGCCTGGGCGGCCATGGCGCCGGCCTGCGCCTTGGCGAGGTCGGCCTTGATGGCGTCGTCGCTGCGGATCAGCGTCATCGGGATGCCGTTGCGCTTGCTGATGTAGGGGATGGTGGTGCTGCGATCGAGCGTCATCGCCGCGGTGTTGGGCCCGAACAGCGCGTCCATCTGGGCGCCCCACTGCATCAGTTCGTTGAGCTCGACCTGGTCCTGGCCGCGCAGCAAGGGCGACTTCACCGTCATCTTGATCTGCTTGCCGTTGACCCGCAGGCCCATCGAATCGAGCACGCCCTGCTGCTCGAAGATGTGGATAGTGCGGTTGACCTGCTGGATCAGGCACTCGTGCACCAGGCGCGCTCCCGGCGCCGAGAGGTCGCGGGCGATCTCGGCCAAGCGCTGCTGGATCTCGAAGGCCGACTTGGGCGTCTTGCCCTGGGTGTCCATCTCGTCGATGAACAGGCCCTTTTTGATGTTGGCGCGCTGATCGGCCAGGATCAGGTCGGCGATGTTGAACTGGGCGGCGCTCTGCAGCGGCTCGACCTTGCCCTCCTTCGACTTGGGAATGAAGGTGCCGGGTGCCAGCACGATGTTGTCGGGGTTGAACACGCCGTCGTCGTCGTAGGTCCACACGCCACCGAGCGCCAGCTCGGCGTTCTCGAGGATCATCTGGACCGTGAGGTTGCAGGTCTTGATCGCCGGCATGACCAGCATGACGCAGCCACGGCCCCACACATCGAGGCCGACGCGGGACCACCGGGTGGTCGTCCACGGGCAGGCGCCGTCGCCCTCGACGTCGTTCTCGTAGATCACCGCGTTGTAGTCCGACAGGATGGCGACCTGCTTCCAGCTTTTCTTCTCGATCGAGCTGGTGTCCCAGGTCGCGGTGTTGACCACGAGCTCGCGCCGCGGGTCGCTCTTGAGGTCCTTCATGAACTTGTCGGGGAACGTCCCCTTGCGGCCGAACTCCTTGTAAACGTCCTCGAGCGGCTGCTTCTTGCGCCACTGGAACCAGCCGACCACGGTGCCGCCGGCGCCCGGCAGGATGGCGATGTTGGTCGGCGGCACGGTCTTGAAGATGACGTCGCCGGGGAACGCGCCGGGCTCCTGAGCGAGGTTCATGGTGCCGACGGCGAAGTCGATCATGCCCTCGCTGATCTCGGTCGCCATGTTGGAGTTCTGCCAGGCCTCGTGGATCATCAGGGTCAGCGCCTGGATTTTGAGCTGGCCCTGCAGGCCCTTGAGGTGGTCGGGCGCATCGTTGCCGAAGGCCAGCGTGAACAGCTCGCCGGCCTCGGGAAAGAAGCCGCTGGTCAGCCGCGAGGCGAGCCGCGGCACGCCGACCGTGGCGGTCTCGTCGTAGATCAGGTCGGTGGTCGGCTGGCCGGGCGCGATGTCGAAGAACGATTCGCGCTGTGGCAGCACGAGCTCGTAGATCGCCTGCCACATCGGGATCCACGGCTGGCGCCGGCGGTTGGCCTCCTCCGAGAGCTTCTGCCAGGTCTTGTAGGTCTCGCGATCGAGATCGGGGTCCTTGGCCTTCTTGGGCTTCTCGGTGGTGTCGGGGTACTTCTTCTCGGGCGCTTCCTCGTCGCGCTGCGGCGAGCGCTTGGGGTAGGGCGGCTGCGGTGTTGACTGCGGTGCAGTGCCTTCAGGCTGACGGGCCATGTCAGGTTCCCAGCAGGTAGGGCGAGCCGAGCGTGCGGCTGCCAGCGAAGTCGGCGACGCCGGTGTAGCCCGTCGTCATCCACGGATTGGGATTCTTGAGCTTGGCCTGGCGCTGGTTCTCATAAGCATCACCCAGCGCCTTGGCGGACACGCCGGCAACGTCGGCCAGCGCATTGACCTCGGTGGCCTTGGCGGTCAGGCGATCCTGCTCGGCCTGGTTCTTCTTCAGGATGTCGCCGGTCAGCGCCCAGCTCGCCGGTGAAGCGCCCCCACCACCGCCGCCGAACATGGTTGACATGGCTCGCCTCACTTCCGTGGCTCGACGACGATCTTGCCGCCGCGCTCGAGCAGCTCGTCCCACAGCGCCCGCGGCGTCCAGATGCGGTAGCGGAAGGGCAGGCCGAGCACCTGGCGGACGAAAGTAACACAGGTCAGCGGCCACAGCCCGTTGGCCATGTGCGGCTCGGGGAAGCGGTTGCCGCCGTGGTACCAGATCATCGCCCCCGCCTTCATCACGTGCTCGTGCATCGGTGCGGCATCACGCACGTCGAGCAGGCGCACGACGGCGCCCATGAACGACCATTCGACATAGATCCAGCGCGACTGGCTGACGTCGGGCATTTCGTAGGGCCTGAGCAGGAAGACGTGCTGGAAGGGCGGCTTCATGCGGAACGGCCGCATCGTCCAGTGCTGCCAGCACGGGATGAAGCAGACCTGCCAGGGCTGCGCCCACGGCTTGATGGTCATGCCGGGGGTGAGTCGGTTTCGACTCTCTTTAGCGTCCGACACGATTGCCCATGCCGTTCCAGCGGCTGGCGCGGGCGACGCGGTTGGCCTGGCGCTCGAGCGGGTGCGACTTCCTCACCACCGTCACCACCTTGGCGGGCGACTGGCTGGTCATCACCGGGCGCCATTCGCCGGCGCCGACATTGGCGTACTGGTCGGCGTCCTGGATGTGGCTCGAGCGGTTCTTGTTGGGCCGCGAATCGTACTGCCCGGTGCGCAGGCCGCCGACCGGCTTGTAGTGGTAGCCGCCGCGGGCGCCGATGATGAAGTTCTTGCAATGCGGGCTGACCAGGAAGGCCGGGCCCTCGGGGTCCATGCGGCTCATCAGGGCGGCGGTGGTTTCGATGCGGACCAGCGGGTCGTTGGTCGGCGCCGCCTTGGCCGGCACGCCGCAGTTGCGCAGGATCTGGCTCGGCACCTCGTCGCTGGTTTCCTTGAGGTCGTCGCCCGACGGATCGCCCCACACGTCGAAGCGGAAGTTCTGCCAGCCCAGCCGTGCCACTTCGCGGACGATCGCCATGCCGAAGGTCTTGGTCGAGACGCCCGACAGCACGAGCTCGTGGATCAGCCGCATCTGGTTGCCGATGCGCTGCTTGAAGGCGGCCGCCGGCGTGCGCCCATAGTCGAGGCCGAGGATGATCGGGTAGCCCTCGATCGGCCACAGCCGCTCCTTGGCGATGTGCTGGTCGTCGCTCCATTCGCGCTCGTAGACCGCCTTGCCGCTGATCAGCGTGGCGTACTCGTTGAGGATGTAGATTTTGATCCAGGTGCGCGACTTGCCGCTGATCATGCGCACGTAGTAGCGCTCGCCGAGGATCGGGTTCTCGCGCTCCGGGTTGACGACATAGCCTGTCAGCTTGTCGCCCTCGAGCTTCTCCAGCATGGCGGCGGCCTGGGTGAAGAAGCTCCAGTCGGGCGGCTTGACCATCAGCAGGCGTTCCTCGGCGCC